TATTATTCCAAGCTTTAAAGGATTGTTTTTAACCCCTCCCCCTTGGGTTGATTATAAAATACTAGACTTTACAAGGAGCTTAAAATGGATATTGTTTTTGATGTGGCTCAATTAGTAGTTTGTATCGCCCTAATCTATGAGATGTGGCGTAACCACAAGCTAACAAAACGCATAAAAGAGTTAGAAAATGCAAAAAAATAAAACACCAAAACGTAAAGACTTTGTTGAGATATTTGGTATCCCTTACGCCACGTTAAACGATTGGGCTAAATCAGGCGAGGATAACTGGCGTTTTAAATTGCTTGATTTTTTGAGTAATCTAACTTTTGACGAAATAGAAATAATAAAGAATAGAAGTAAAAAAATAGAGGGCTAAGCCTTATTGTTTTTCTAAGGCTCGGCGCTCATCGTTTAGCAATTCGATAATAACCTCATGCATCGCTATTGCGTCCTCTAGGTCATAAATAGTGCGTAGGTCGTTTAGTGTGGCATAACCCTTTATAATCGGTAGCCACACCAAATAATCTATATCAAACTCGCTTTTTACACCTTGTTTAGGTAGGCTGTTATACCCGTTAAGGATTTTGCCCCAGCGGGTAAGAAGTCTAAAAAATGGTATTTTAACCCCTCTAAAATAAGCTGTGCATAGTCGCCTCTGTTGGCGTTAAAATGCGTTTCTGCTTGGCTAACATTTCTTAATAATATTTCGCCACCCTCTGCATTTATCACGCTAGCGTATTTCAAAATAAAACTCTCAACTCCACTAAACGCTGCACTGCCTATATTGGCTATTATTTGCCCTACGTCGATATTAACGTCCTCGCCTTGCATGCGGAGTTGCCTTGATCTTGTGACTGTGTATTTGAGTCATTTTCTTCAAAAACCTCTATCATTGAGGCGTCCAAATACTTTTTAGCTTCATTTTGATTAAGAGTGATTGTCTCACCCTCTTTAACGAAATTTCCCTTTACGCATATATTGCCTTTTGCTATATACTTCACGTTCGCTCCTTTATGCCTTGCTCATAAGGCTAGCCCATTTTTTAACGACTACTTCGTAATCGGTAAATACGTCAAATACGTATTTTAAGGCCCTCTCTTCGGCGTCGTACCAGCGGTTACGGCGAATATCTAAAACTACTCCCAAAACCAAGTTTTTAAGCGGAGTGGCTAAATAAACGCCTTTTGGCATAAGAGGGGTTATCTCAAACGGGATGCCGAGTATTTGGTTGGCTCCGCCTTGAACGAGATGAAGCGGCGAATTTAGTGCGCTTAGCTCTTTATTGTATTCCTGAACGTCGGAAGGGTTTATCAAAATCCTAGCTTCGCTTACGATGTCCGGGTCTATGGATCCGGCTAGCGCGCTTAGCCTATTTGACACTTTTTCCGTTGCCGTATAGGTTAATTTGACCGCGTCGCTAGAGTCCTTAACTACTTGCAGCCAGCCTTTATGTAGTTTTTTGAAAGTTCCGTCGTAAGTATCACTCTCTCCGGTAAATCCAAGAAGTGCCAAATCGTTACCGAAAGCCTTGGCAAATGCGTCAAAGGTCTCTTTTTCAAAATTAGGATTTGACATATTGTCTTCTAGCGCGTCTTACAAGATGCGAGCGAATAGCTGAACGCTTTTGGCGTCTAGCTTCGCGCCTACTTTGCTTAAAGCCGATCTTTGTGAGTCGTTCGGCTTTTCGCCGCTAGCTACGCGCACTAAAATCCTCTTTGCTACGTCCCACGCGTCGAGCTCTTTTGTAAGTCGCCCCATTTTTTCGGTGTGAATTTTTTGTAAAAAGCCGTTATTTTGCTTAATAACGTCTATAAAATTATGCGCTTGCTCCGGCGTAAGCGAACCTGAGAGAGTAACGCTAGTAGCGTTCATAGAGCCTTTTAAAATATCGTTTAATCCGTCCATTATAGTATTCCTTTGCTTGCGTGATTTTGCGTTTTTTCGATTGTTACGTCTTGTTTTGATTTGCTTAACTCACTTGTTATCGCGTCAAGTTTAGCGGTTAGCTCGCTTACCGATTTTTCAAGCGTTTCAAGCCTTGCGTCATTTGCACTAATGCCAGCTTTTACAAGCTCGGCAACTCTATTTTCATCCATCTTTTCTCCTTTGTTGTTTGAACTTTCTTTTTTAAAATTTTCGCTTGAGCCGAAAAACTCTTTTAGCGCCGCTATCACGCCGCCTTTTGTGACATCTTCTTTTTCGCTCCCCTTTATCACTCCACTGCCATACATTGATAGTCCAGTTATCGTTCCATTTTTTACCATGTCTCGCAGCTCCTTGTCCTCTATCTTTATGCCTACCGCCCACGCTCCTTCTTCGCCGAAAAACTCGTCCTTGCTCTTTACTATCTAGCTTTCGCATATATAGGCGTCCGCGATATTAAAATTATGATTTACATCTATACAGTAGCTAAGGTCCGATCTCTTCATAAAGTTATAGGCAGCCCTTTTGATTTCGTCAGCATTTGCAAAATCTCCTTGCGTATCCACTTCGTCTGGGGCATAAACTATCCCATAAACAACTCCTTGTTCTGCATCGCTCTTTTTAAAATCGACTCTTAACAGCTCATTAAAATTCTCATTTTTGTAGATAATTTTTTTATTGTTAGCACCTGCTGATACCAGCGAAATTAACTTGATTTGCATATCAGTTATCTCTCTAGCCATTACTTACTCCTTATTTTTTCCGCCATTTTCGCCAAAAATAAGATTTTAAAAAACCTAAATAAGACATATATGTCTTATCTTGCTAGAAAGCGAAAAATCTTTATCGTAGAATTGGATTAAAAATTTTTAGGATAAATATGGATAGAATTTTTAAAGCAGCGCAAGGTAGCGCACAGCTTACTGAAGAAAGCAAAGACTCACAAGGCTTAATAGAGCCGTTTTTTAGCTTTGATAGATTGCTAAGTCTTTTTTACGCCAATACCTATCACAGGCGAGCCGTGCAATTAAAAGCATCACTGTTGTCTAATATAGAAGATGGCTCAAAGCTTGAAGGTGGCGTTATGACGCCCAAAGATTTTTTATATGCGTTTATATTAAATCTTGAAATTTTTGGAAATGCATTTGTGGAGATCGTGGGTAAAAACCTTTATATACTTCCCTCTATCGAAGCTAGAGTAAACGAAAGCAAAGAAATATTTCAAGTAAAAAACAATAAATCAATAGCACTTAATGCAAAACACTTATATTATTATTCTCCAAACTCTAGATTTTACGGAGAGCCTGATTATTTGGCAGCCATGCTCTCAATTCTAACCAATCAAAAAGCCGATAGCTTTAATAACGCTTTTTTTGAAAACTCCGCTCGCGCCGATACGGCCATAATCTTTGAAAATTCAGAGCCTGACGAGATGCAGCTTAACGCCTTTAAAGAATTTTTCGGCTCAAATTTTAAAGGGACGGGCAATGCGCACAAAACATTGGTTTTAACCGCAAACGGCGAGAATGCAAAAGTGCGTATCGAGGATCTAAGCAAGGTAAGCGATATTAGTTTTGAAAAGCTTAAAAACCTAAATAGAGACGAGATCATAGCCGCGCACGGAGTACCGCCTAGAATGGTCGGAGTAATGACCGCCGGACAGCTTGGAGGCAGCGGAGAGGTAACTGGACAGCTGCACAGCTTTAACGAGCTTACGATCATCCCAAAACAAGATCAAATAGAGTGGTTTTTCGATAGTATCGGCTATCCTATCAAGCTTAAGCCTATCGATGTAAGCAACTTTAAAGACGTTTTGTAGCTGGGGCTTGAAACCCAGTTGTAGTTATTGCCATTTCTTTGCTCCTTTTATGCAATTTAATGGCAATTTATCATTAAGGGCTGTGTCAAATCTACCCAATTTTGAGAAAATCAAAAAAAATTTAGTGTTTTTAAAAAAAGTAAGCCCTAAAGATAGGGCTTTTAGTTGTTATTTGAGTTTTTAGTAGATATATAGCTATTTTTAGTTACTTAACTAATTTTATTTTTAGTTAGCCTATTAACTGCTTTAGCTTTTACTCCATCGCTTATGTCTTTATTTAGTAGCACTTTCTTAACTAAGCCTACCTTGTCGCTACTTGTATCTATTGCATCAAGTAGCTTAAGCTTTGGGTTCTCAAACTTCATAGGCTCTTTTAAGTTTCTATCAGAATAAAAGGTTATAATGTCATCAAGGCTGCCACTTGGGCTTAACCCCTTTTTTTCGTGGCTGGGCGAAGGTCATTAGTAATTGAGGACACGTCTTGGCTTTTGCCAAGCGGTAACCCTCTCCCTTCGCCATTTTTATTACTAACTACTAGCTTAAACCTGACACCTTTATCATCTTCCCACTCATAAATACGAGCATTTTTCTTATTTACAAATGGCTCTTTGTGTTCTTTAATAAAAATTACGCACATTTTCACCCAAATTTAGTAATTCCTCTTTCGTAACAAAGCCAGCCTTATTTTCATCATCTAAGTGCCTGATGCTTATATGCTTCGCTCCTTTACCAATATTGCCTCGTTCGTATTTGATAGCATCATTTATGTTGTCTAAGTCTTGCTTTATTTGTGTAGAGTTCTTGCCATTATATGTGACATTATAGATGCCTCTTTTTTCTTTTAGCTCGGGTAGTTTTTTACTGAAATTTACTCCATCTTCTCTACTTGAGAGGGCATATTTTTTATCATTTGTGTTGCTTCCTTTTGCAAACCCTTCAATATCTTGTATGGCGTGTTGGATTTCGTGCATTAAGGTTGATTTGTCACCTAGATCACTTAGGGCTATCTCTTTCTTACGAGGGTCATAATATCCAATATCATCAGATTTATAGATATTAGGACTATCACTAAAATTTCCATTGTTTTTCACATGTTTGATTTGGTTTGGGTTAAATGCAACTATTACGTTATCGTCTAATATAATGCTATCATATCCTGCATTTTGCAATTTATCTTTAAACGCTCTTGCCTTTGTATCATATTGTTTTAGGTTGGTATTTTTTATATATTCATAAAGACTTTTACCAACACCATTTTTTATGTCATCTCTTTTTGCTAAATTCCCAAGCAATGCTTGATATTTATTAGCAGTATCCTTTGTGATTTCTTCTCTTAAATCAAAAGGCTTTTTGGCATTTATATATACCTCCATAACTCCGCTATTTGGTTCTTTTAGCCCATATCGCCCTTTTGAATATTCCTCACTCAATCCTTTATCAGTTGTAAAGAAAAACCCCCACTTAATTTTATCAAACTTTTGGTCAAACTCGCTTATATTTGATTTTTTAGTCCCATGATAAAAAATTTTTGGAGTTCCATCTGTGTTCTTAGTTAGTGGGGAGCTCTCTTTGTGCCAATCCTTTAAGTTTTTATTGTAAAGTTCATCTTTTATTTTTACTACGTTTATATCCCTTAGCTCTGGATATGCTTTAAATAGCTCTTTATGCTCTAGCAAGTCGCCTAATTTGTCTGCGTTTTGATTTTTGATTTTAGCTGGGCTATCATCTATCTCAAACTTCCAAGCGCCATCTTTATCTTTGTACCAACCAGTGCTTTGCCAAATCTTAACTTCATCTTCGCCTTTTTCTAGCATAGCTTTAGCTTTTGAGAGTTTATTAGCACTAGCATTAAGTGCCTTTTCCCCTGCAAAAGAATTTATACTATTGCTCTTTGCTGATCCATAAATTTTAGTTAATAATTTTGGGTTATCTTTTGCCATTTGTGGCATCTTTTTGCCAAGTCCAAGAATAGAATTGTAAAGCTCTGGGCTTATGCGTTTAACTGCTGAAGCACTAAATTTTGACCCAAACAATGCATATATAAAACCTTTTGCAAACTCTTCAGGGCTAACGTTGCCGTTCTCGTCAGCTCCATTTGCTGTGCCACCAAGTAAGCCACTTGCTATATGTGGGCTTGCGTTAATAGTTTTAGTGTTTTTGTCTTTTTGTGATATAATTTCGCTATTGCGAGCTAAACGAGCATCTTGCTCCAACTTTAACGCTCCGGCTGGCTTAGTATCAGTGTGTGAGTGTAGGGCGTCCTCACTAGCTCGCTCTTTCTTTTCACTCGCATTCATTTTTCTACTATTTGCGTGAATTATTTTATTTTCACTTTTATTTACCGCAATATCTTTTATTTTTGTATCGTCTTTTTTACCAAGATAAACACTATTTTCGCTTTTTCCAGCCTTTATGGTATTTGGTTCATCAAGCACATAATCAATTAGTTCTTTAACTGCTCTTTTGTTCTCAAACATTTCAGGGTGTTTTGAGTGAAGCCACGCTAAAGAAGTTGATATTTTTTCACCTAGATCGCTCTTGCCTTGAAGCTCTTTACTTAGCTCAAATTTAGCTTCATCCATAAAAGTAAGTTTGCCACCATTTTTTACTACAAACCCATCCCCTTTTATTTCTCCAGTTTGAGCCTCTTCTCTTAGCGCCTTTACCTCGTTTTTAAAAGCTTCTAGCAGTTTAGTTGAGTTCTCTGGTGCATCTTTTATCTCTATCTTTTCAAGATTATTAATGACACTTTTTAGATCGCCTGCATTATTAATTGCATTTCTTATATGATTTTTTAAAGATGCGTCATTGCCTAATACTGGGAGCAGTGATTTTAACCTTTCAATGGCTAAATTTCTCTTCATTGTCATAAGTGCTCCAGTTACTGAATGCCCTATGCCTTGTTGTAGCTCTTTAGCTTTTGGATTAATCGCTATTAGTTTTTCAAGCAGTGATGATGTGTTATTTAGTATAGGAGCTTTTTTATTTAACTCTCCCATTATCTCTACCGCTCTTTTACTCTCAAACGGAGCATTTTTTAAAGTATTGCTTACTTTAGAAAAGTCAGTTATTCCATCTTTGGTAAATTTTTCTATTACAC